TCGACAAGGAGGCACAAAAAATCCTGGACGACGGCGTCATGATGCAAACGGTCACCGTCGATGTCCTTGGAGATCTCTCGCTGATCACCGGGCAGACGGTCATCGTGCGGGAGAACAAGACCGGCCTGCAGGGGATCTTCTGGATCGACGCCGACGTCCACACCTGGAAGCGCGGCAATTACTACTGCAAGCTGACACTCAACTGCCGGAATGTCGTTTCCAGCAGCACTGCCGGAGGTGAATTGACATGAGCGAAAGCGCCCGCGATCCCTATGTCGGGATCAACCAGCATATTTCGCAGCGCGCCAACAAGGAGCAGCACCCGACCTACACGATTGGCAGGATATTATCGCTCGATCCGATCAAGATCCGCGCCGACGGTATCGACCTCGAGAAAGAGGATCTTCGTGTGGCGGAGTCTATGCACCCCAATTTTATCGCTGACCTTGAAGCCAGAGAAGGGGTTGGCATCAAGACCCGACTGCCTGAAAAGGTTGTACAGGTATTGGAAAGTGGCATCGGACCATTTTTGTTTCTCAGGCCGGAGGAGTACGTATTTGGGTGGGTTGTTCTCAATGTCGACGATGAGGTTTTACTCATGCGTTCTAACGACGGGCAGACATACTACCTCATTGACAGGATGGTGGCAATATGAACATTTTCCCCTTGCTGGAATCTCCCGTGCCCGAATCGGACACTGCGCTGCCGCTGGCACGTGAAGTGCGGTGGGATTTTTCGAAGGATGAACCTATATGGCACGGTGGAAATCCGGCAGAGGTAACGGGTTCGGAGGCTGTGCTGGTGTGGGCATGGAACACAATCAATACGTCGCGCTACCTGCACGACGTATTCACCCACAACTATGGGCAGGACCTGCAGAGCCTGATCGGCGAGCCGTACGGAGACGACATTCGACAGTCAGAGGCAATTCGCTGTATCCGCGAGGCATTGGAGATCAATCCCTACATCAAGACTGTCCATCAAATCAGCGTGCGGTTTGAAGGGTCAACACTGCATCTGTCTTTCAAGGCAAAAACTATTTACGGGGAGGTAACGCTCAATGACGGAAAAATCACCCTTTGAGAGCATGACGCCGGAAAGCATCAAGTCCGAGATGCTCGGGCGCGTGATCAATGCCGGCGTCGATGTGGATGCCCGTGAGGGCAGCTATGCCAATGTACTTTTGAGCGAGGCTGCCTACGTCATGTGGAAATACGGCCAGACACTGAATGGTTTTATCGACATTCTGTTTCCGAGCGCCAACAGTGGGCGTTACCTCGACCTGCATGCAGCGCAGATCGGTATGACCCGTCAGCCTGGCGCAAAGGCAGAGGTAACAGTGACATTCTCGGGCGTGGACGGCACGAAGATCCCCTCGGGGACCGTTGTGTGCACGCCGAGCGCGCTGCGCTTCCTGACAACAGAAGAGGTCACCATCGCTGCCGGGCTTGCCAGCGTGCTCTGCATCGCTGAGGATATCGGCGCGGACTACAACGTGCCGGAGGCGACCGTCACGCAGATGGCGGTCAATATCCACGGCGTGCATGGCGTAACCAACGCGGCCGCCGGCGTCGGCGGTGCAGATGAAGAGAGCGACGCGGATCTGTGGGCACGATACCATGAACGACGCACGGAGCCGATCACATCCGGCAACGCCAACCACTACGTGATGTGGGCAAAGGAGGTCACGGGCGTTTCCTATGCCCGCTGCATTCCGCTGTGGAACGGCAATGGCACCGTCAAGGTCATCATTGCCGGTGCAGACAAAAAGCCGCTTGACGATACGGTCGTGACCGCCTGCGCAGCACACATCGAAGAAGAGCGCCCGATCGGCGCGACAGTGACGGTGGTCTCGGTCACGGAAGCTGAGATCCCACTCGTCGCAAAAGTCAAGCTGATCAGTGGGCACAATCTCGACGAGGTCAAGGCGGAGCTGTCTGCGGCGGTTGGTGCACTGCTTGCAGCGCTTCCCTTTGCTGAAGAGCAGAGCGTTCCCTACAGCCGGTTCCTCGCGTGCCTCTTGCAGTGCGCAGGCGTAGCGGATTACAGCATATTCACTGTCAATGGAGCAAAGACGGCGCTGCGCATCAACTCTGGCACGATTCCTGTGCTCGGCGCTGTTGATGTAACGACCTATTAAGGCGGTGGAGCATGGAGAATCGCGAGAAAGTACCTGTTCGGTATCGCAAAAATGCACAGACGGCCGCACTGCTCGACTCGCTCGGGCTCTCTGGCCAGCAGATGGCGGATCTTGTAGAGGACGTCAAAAAGCAGTTTTTCATCGAGACTGCCACGTGGAGCCTGCCACTCTGGGAACAGCAGATGGGTATTGCGCCTCCGACAGGAGCCACCGAAGCATCACGCCGCAGCGCACTAAAGGCACGCCTGTTGGCCGGCGGCAATACCACTGCGGACACGATCCGCGACATGGCTACAGCGATGACCGGATACGCTGCACGCGTCATTCTCAATGATGACTACAGCTTCACGCTGGAGTTTCTTGGGAAGACGGATGATTTGGTTGAGTTAGATCTAAGCAGCCTGACCGATTCCGTCAATCTCATCAGTCCGGCGCATCTGCGCTTTATCATTGCCGGCTTGACGTGGGAACGGTTTGAGGCAGTCAACATGACGTGGGCAAAGCTCGAGAATATGAACATGACATGGGAACGGTTGGAAGAGTCCGTGCCCATCGTCGGGATGAAACAGTAAAGGAGTGCAATATGAGAAGTGAGGGACAGTTTGGCGCCAACTACAAAATCAATGGGCATCGTATTAGCGGTGTAAGTCGCTACGGGCAGGAATATCGCATTTTATTCGAGCGTTATTTTGAAGAAAACACGCTGGAAGAAATTGAAAAAATCGACTGGGAACACGTCACCGTCGAGCAGCTCAGAGAGAACTATCCGGCGATTGGCCTGCCGGAGGGGTATACCTTTGTGGTCAAGGATCTCACTTATATCAAGGCTTACGATAGCTTTGAGATTACGCTGGAGGCCGACAAACAGTATTGGGGCGACGTCACCCCGTATCAGGCACAGGTCGAAGAGCTGACGGCCAGCATCGAAGGCAAGACCGCAGAGCTTGCCGCAAAGGACGAGCAGCTCGCGAAGAAGGAGGAAGCATTGGCCGCGGCAAACGGCCTGCTGGCAGAATTGGAGGCTACTTATGATGAGAACTGAAAAGCTGAACGCCATCAAGGGAGCAATCAAGGACGGGAAGATGGTACAGGCCGCAGGCGGCATTGCCGTGACCATGCAGCAGAGTGACAAGCTGGGATTCGACTGGAAGGTCTACAGCGTAAACGACGTGGCTGTGCGCAAAGAGTATATCGCGCAGGCTGTCCCTGTCGGCACAAGCGCGGACAATCCCATCGACTACACCGAGGGTATGCCGCTCATCAATAACGCCTATTACCGGGTGGACGGCAAGATCAAAGTATATATGGACGGCTGGGTCGACTGGGAGACCTAAGTCATGACGGCATACGAGATCGCTGACGCTGAGCGCAAGCAATTCTGGGACCGCAAAATGCTGGTCAAGGAACAAATGCAGTCCGTTACCGATCCGGCAGAACTCGAAAGGCAGAAAAAGCGGTACAGCGTGCTGGACGCGATGTATAAAGACGCGCTGGAACGGATGGAGGCTGCACGCCCGGCGAGCCAGAAGAAGAGGAAAGCGCCGAAGACGCGCTGCATCAGCTACAACGCTTGCGGCAGGGACGGAAAAAGCTTTGATTGGCTTGAGCGAAATCACGTCACTTTTTCGAGTCTTGAAGGGAATCAGATGAGGTGGGAGGATCTTGGCGTGGAAGAAGGCAGCCAGAAAGAGCGCTTTTTCCGCGCCATCAAGCGCGGCCACGCTGCCTGCTCACCGCGTCAGCAGGAAATGCTTGATCTTATGCTGCAAGGCAAAAGCGTCTGCGAGATTGCAGAAACAATAGGGGTTGACCGGAGCACGGTGTCCCGCACGCTGACACGCGCAAAGAGGACAATCCGAAAGATGGAGAACGCAATGGCCCGATCGGAGAAAACCGCGGCAGCAGGGGCGATCGATGTTTCGCGCCGAGAAGTTGCCGAGCATATCCTGTCGGTGCTGACGGAGACGCAGGCGGTATACGTCTATCTCTACTATGGGGAGTGGCTGAGCATGCAGGGGATTGCAGATCTGCTGGGAAAAGATAAGGCAACCGTGTGCCGCACGATCCATCGTGCTTGCCAGCGTATCCGAGACGATTATAACTGCGCAGAGAGCGGTGCACTGCTGGGCGTGGACACGCTGGAACCTATGATGTATGAGATCTACCAATCTCACGCAGCCGACGCCATTATTCCCCAGCGAGCTCTGGAAGCCGCAAAAAGGATCCGGCACAGGGACGCAACGCGAGCAAAGGTATGTAGCAACGCCCACAACCGTCGTATTTTT